AGTCCTCGTCGGGGACTCAAACCGATACTCAGGCGGAGGCGACTAAGCAGGCCGCCCCGCAGGCACAAGAGGTGCCGTTCCATGAACACCCTCGTTGGAAGGAAGTAATGGAAGAGCGCAATGCTGAAAAGCAACGCGCGGCAAGTCTGGAGCAACAACTGCAACAAATGCAGCGGCAGCTTCAGGAGTCTTCGAAACCGAAATCTGACAAGCCGGATTTCAATACCGTGCGTACTAAGATGGGCGAGCGGTTAAAAGGAATTGACCCGGAGTTTCAAGAGTATATGTCTCTGCTCGAAGAGCAGGCACTTAACGCTAATAAAGCTTTGGATACGTTTCGGGAAGAACGGCATGTCGAGAGTCTTAAGTCGAAGTTTGAGGATTTAAGCGCTAAAAGCTCTTTGAGCCCCGCGATTAAACAACTCTACTTCGCGCACATGGACGCCGAATATCGCGCAGGTCGTCTATCTAGTGTGGATGCACTAGAGAAAACGTTCTCAACGATACACAGCGGGTACGCAAAAGAGCAGGAAGCACTTAAGCGCGCTGCGATTGAGGAATACACTAAGGCTAAGAAAGCGGACGCCTCCAAGCCGTCTACTCAGCCTAAAGGTAAAAGCCCTCAAGTCGGTAAGGTCGACACTTCGAAGATGTCGCCAGAACAAGCAAAACAAGCAATGAATAAACACATCGTGTCGCTCCTCCGGGAGGGGCGCGAAGTCTAACAAAACATAGGTGAATTAAATGGCTACAGATCTTTCTAGTATTGCCGGTGCCCTTAAACAGGTATACGGACAATACAATGTACAACAAAACTTGAAGCACAAAGCGCTTGACGAAATCGCTAAGTCGCTGACTAAATACTCCAATGGCGGCCAAGGATACTTCGGCGCTATTAACGACTACGGTAACGAATCAGGCGGAGCTATCAACGAGACGGAATCTTTCCGTACGATTGATAACGAAGATTACGTTCAGTTCAAAGTCGTTCCTAAAATCATCGTGTGGCCTATCCAGTTCTCTGGATTGTCGGCCGCTGCCGGTGATCAAGACGACGAGTCTTTCGTGAACATCGTAACCGATGCTCTCGATATGGCTAAAGAGCGTATGCTCAAAGACGAAAACCGCCAGTTCTTCGGAAACGGTAAAGGAACCCTCGGTTCCCCTGCCGGAACGGTTTCGTCCGCTGCTACGTCCTTCTCGGTTGACTCTGCTCAGTACTTCCGCGCGAACATGGTTGTGGATATCTGCACTGCAGGTTCGTCCACTGAGGCTATCTCCTCGATCCGTATTTCGCAAGTTGATAAAGTCAATAACGTTCTTTACTTCGCAGCTTCGATTGGCGCGTCCTTGACGGTCGCTAACGAAATCGTGAAAGAGAACATCCGGGCTTCGCAGCCTTCGGACGGTAAGGAAATGATGGGTCTTCGCGGTATCGTTGACGATGCTACGGACCTCACCACTTTCGAAAACATCAACGCTCTCACGCAATTGATCTGGCGTGGTCGTCGGATTGACGCTTCTAGCGCCAATCTGACTTCTGACCTTCTCCAGCGCTTGCTTGACGATGTTGAAGTCTTGGGCGGAGACGCTCCAGACACCATCATCATGCACCAACGCCAACGCCGTAAGTACCTCGATATCGTTGTACCACAAAAGCGTTATATGGACGGTAAGCTTGATGCGGGTTTTGAGAAGCTTTCTTTCAACGGTAAGGACTTGTTCCTTGATGAAGATTGCCAAGTCGCGACTGTTTACGCTTTGACCAAAAAACACATCCAAAAGTACGAGCTTAAAGGCTTGACCATGGGTGGTTACGAAGATTCGGATACGTTCCTTCGTGCTGTTAACCAAGACGTCTACCAGGCGTTCTGGAAGCATTACTGTAACTTCGGTTCCGGAAAACGAAACGCACACGGCAAGCTCGTGTCGCTCGCTCTTCCTACCGGTGTCAGCTGATCTAATTAATTGAGTTTGGGGGAGCCCGGTTCTCTAAAAATCGGGCCAAATTTTAAGGGGTTATATGCCGAATACGAAACTAAACAAGGTAGCCGAGGCTTATATGGTCGCTGCTGATATGGACAAAGCTAAAAAGCCTAATAAGTCCGAATCAAAGAAGAAAGCGCCTAAAGACAAAGTCGAAAAAGAACCTACCGAGCATATGCCTAAGGGTTCTAAGTAATTAGAGAGGATAGTGACGCAAATTGTCACTAATAAGGTAGATGCCCAACCACCTAAGCTCTAAAACCATGGCCGGACTCGCAGGAATACTAGTTATTGCGGTCATTATGTCCTTAATAGGAAAACTAACCCCAGAACTGGCTGACGTCCTTAAGTGGGTCGGCGGTTCGTTTTTAGCAATGCGTGCGGTCGTAAATCACGCGGAAATCACAGGAACGAAGTAATGCCAATTAATTCAAGCGGTGTACCAACCGCCCAAAGAGCCCTAAACACGTTGGACGGCCAACCGACCGGAGTAGTCCATAAAAGCGATTTCGCGGTCTGTGACGACGTTAATCCCGCGACACAGGTCAAACTCGCTGTTACTAATGTGCCCGCTGGAACAGCTGTAACGATCGAAGCACCGGCCGGTTCGGGCACTTTAGCTTTAGAGGGTGTGTCAAGTCTTCAATATTCAGCCCCAGTAACTGGGGCTACCGTAGCGCTTGAGTCTACTACTAGTAATCTAATCGTAAACCCAGCGGGTACAATTGCCGCTCTTACGATTACGCTTCCCGCAGCTTCCGACGGTAAAATTTTTACCATTTCGTCCTCGCAGATCATCACGGCCCTTACGCTGACCCCTGCCGGTAGCGATACGATTAAGAACGATGTTACCGCGATGACGGCAGGACAGGCTTTTAGCTTAATTGCTAGATCCACTGTGTGGTACCAAGGGTAGTGTCTATCTTGATGGCGCCTACCGGAAAAATCATTAAAGGTCACGTTTTAGACGTTGACCAAAAGAAGTTTGACGAGGCCCTTCAACATTACGACAGGGAGCTGTACACAAAGTGGAACCCTAAGAAGGTTTCGGGTTGGGGTTGTTGGGAAATTAGACGTAGACCTGAGTTTTTAACGGCGCTCGACGCCTGTGAGTTTGAGGGTAACCTGATCTTAAAGGTAGGCCCATACGAGAATGACCTAGTCCACCATGTTCTCGACTGCGCGTTCCTTAACTACGATCAACTTCGTAGGATTCAGGAAATGGATGCTTGGAAGTTCGGAAGCGCCGAAAAATGGCAAGAGGACGTAGAGCGTAGGGGCAGAGAAGCCCAGGCCCTAGCCCAGTCCCAGGGAATGAAGCTTCGTAGAGAAGCGTCTAGAACATTTAAGAGAGAGATTAAGGCTTTTAAAGAATTTGTAAAGAGTGGGGGAAATCCACACCTCATCGCCCAACACTGGGACCGAGTTAAAGAACTCGAATAGTGGATCAATTGCCCTACTCGGGCTTTATCGGAGTTAACTACAATGCCTATCGTCGTAAATGCAACACAAGAAGAAATCACTATTAAAATCGTCGGGAACTACTTCAAGTTCGGTCCTGGGAAATCCAAGACCATGAACAAAGACCTCGCGATGTGGATTCAGACCTCGGAGGGCGCTAAGGGTTGCGGTTTAGCCGTGCTCCCCGACCTGTACCAAGAAGGCGAAGAGATCGACGACGTTACCGACGGCGATATGAAAAAACGCCGCCAAGAGCACGACGTACTTAAAGAAGAGGCCTGCTCTAACGCGCTTCAGGACTATTTAGCCCGCTACCGCCAAGTGATCTACAATAACCAGATCTCGCTTAAACAGGATTTAGAACAAAGCAACAATAAGGCTGATCCGGCTGCTTTCGCGTCTAAAGGTGAAGTTGAGGCTATGCGCTTGGTAGCTAAGTATCAGAAGCGCGCCGAAGATAAGCAACAAGATCAAATCGATGAGGTTAACAAACTCATGAAGAACGTAAAAGGCGCTTAATGTCTATTGCCCTATCATCCGCAACACTTGGAAGCTACATTACGGCGGTTCGGGATCTCCTGAACCAACCTAATGCGGCTAATTCTTTCTGGACGGACGCGGAGATAACCCGTTACCTTAACGAGGCTATTCGTATCTACTTCTTAGAGGTTACGAATAACAACGAGGGTTTCTGGACACAGACGACGGATCTTAACATCGTATCTGGGACCGAAACAGTTGCTCTGCCTACAGATTGTTATCAGGTCAAAGCCGTATACATGCAAGTTAATCAAGGGTATGTGGTCCTTCCTTATCGAAACGACATTTCTGAGTCGTACTCTACACAAGGCGGGGCGGATTCTAACACATACTTCCCGTCGTACTTCTTTAGGGACAACAACCTGGTTCTTAGGCCCGTACCGAACTTCTCTCAGACCGGCGCACTTCGTTTAGAGTACATCTACTTCCCTAGTGTATTACAGCAATCTGGGGATACGGTGTCCGCTAATATGATGCCTATTTTCCGACAGCTTCTTGAGATGTACGCAGTGTATAAAGCTAAGATGAAAGAATCTCTTGTTAACGGTGTGGATACATCGGCGCTAGCCAAGGCTAATTTTCAAGACCTAGCTAATCAATTTAAACAAGTTGTTCAACAACGAAGTAAGTATCCCCAATTCGTTAAGCCATTCAATATTGATAATTAAGGAGTCCTCATGTCTGTATCTCGTTTAGAACCTTGCGATAGCGTAACCCTCACGGTCGTGGCAGCCGGTCAGGTTGTCTCAAATAGACCTTGTTGTGTTCAGGCTGTGGTACTATCCCCCGCCGCCGCCGCAAGTACGTTATCTTTGTATGACCCCGCTGTTCCGGTCTCTGAAGCTACCGCACCTACCACCACTGGCGCTACACTCGTTGTGACGATTAACGCCGTCGCTAACGGAGCAAGCGTTATCCTTCCTGTATCTGGAAGCGGACTAAACTTTAAAAACGGGTGTGTCGCGGTTGTTACCGGATCAGCGGCTACCGGGTCTGTTCACTACGCTAAATTTTAATGGCCGAAACCCGTAAAAACGGTCAATTCTTCGAAACCTCGTATTTCGATAATATTGGCGGTTTAAACATCTCTGATTCTCCTTTTAAGGTAGAAGACACGCAGTCTACCGGAGGGGCTAACTTTGAGTACGCGCAGACCGGCGGTATTCAGAAGCGTAGGGGTGCGCTCGCCGTTAACACGACGGCCGACACTGAGGTCAGGTCTCGGGGTTTGGACATCTTTAACACAACCATTGGTACTAAAACCGTCATTCGGGCGGCAGGGCGTAAGATTCAAGCCGTAGATGTTGACGGCCTTAGTTTTACTAATCTGAGCCAAGACACGACGGCGGCCGGTACGGATGTTTTCCCGGCGAACACCTTAACCCCCACGTCCTTTGCGCAGTATAACACTGACGTAGTGTCTCTTCTTAATTTCACAGGTAGTACCGACGCTGTGTATTCAGTCTACAGCCCCACGAAGTTCACTAAAAACGGCGCTATCGCTCCTACGGGCTCTATGGCGGTCGCTACGACCCTTTCGACAGGTGGTTCCTGGACGACTACCGGTAACTTTTGGTACGGTGTAAGCTTCCATAAAGCGTCGACTGGCGCCGAGAGCAACGTCTCTCTTGACCTTAGTATTGCCGTGACAACGACGCTCCAGACCAATCGTATTAGCTTAACCAATGTCACGTCGGTTGACGCCGTCACCTACGACTATGGTACTTTGTGGCGCTCCGCTGTAAACGGGGTTACGGGGTTCACTGCGGGAGATTTAGTTACGACTTTCGCTGTAAACACGACGCTCGTAGTCGATACTGGAAGTGCGTTGCTTACCACGCAAAACGTTCCTAGGGCTAACTCAGTAGTTCTAGACAACTCACCGCTCCCGGCCGGTACGTATAACACTTTAGCCCTCTGGAAACGCCGATTAGTTACGTCCCAAGGATCCGTACTGTACTTTTCCGATCTTAATGTTCCAGAGTCTTGGCCCACGGTTAACACAATCACCATCCCTTCCGGCGGTCCCATCACGGGAGTGGCTGTTATCTCATTCAACACCGACTTTGGTAACGACGAGTACCTAGCCGTATTCAAAGAGCGAGAGCTTTGGTTGGTGCGCGGTAACGACTACACCGACGTGACTCTGTCGTTTATCGACGCCGTTGGGTGCCCTAACCAAGCGCTAATCACTCTCGCTAATGGTTTTCTTACTTGGGTTGACTACCGAGGTATCTACCTTTGGGACGGTTCGGGTAAGCCTATATACATGTCTCAACCCATTGAGCCTTTGTTTGCTATCGACGGAGACTTGAATAAGCCTTTATTGGGGTATGGGTGGGCGTCGTATTTTAGAAACCGAAACATGGTGTATTGGTTCGTCTCTAGTAAGGTCGCCGGAGACCAATCCTTAGTGCTAAAGATGGATCTAAGACTTACACTACCCGGGGTTGAGAGCACGCTTTCAGGGCGGGTTATTCCTGGGGTTTTCGTAGAAGACACTGTAGCAGCCACCCCAGTATACGCCGTTAAGACTTATCTACCTAGCGCGTCACAGGATGAGTTGATGTTGATGGGTGATGCTTCGGGGTTCATCTACAAAGGTTATCAGCAATTTTCAGACAACGGAACCGGAATTGATTTTCAGTACTTTAGCCCTTTCTTGGATCTAGACTCTCCTAATACAGATAAGAGATTCCACAAGATAATATTGTGGGTTGACGCCTTAGGTCAGTGGGACATTACTTTAGACTATTGGGCGGGTTACCGAGCCTCACTTATTGAAAAATCTACGCTCGAGGAGCCTATTACTACGCAGTCTGAAAATTCCGTGGCTTTATGGGACGTTGCGTATTGGGATCAAGCTTACTGGGACGACTTCACGCAATCCCTTACACCGGTTGTGTTCAACCTAAATAATTCCCAAGGAAACTCTGAGGGGGATTGTATTCGTCTTAGAATTAGAAATGACGGGATTGACCAACCGGTAACCGTTTATGGGTACACGGTCATCTGGACCGAAAAAGGGATGACTAAATAATGGCTACTTGCTTAATCAACGGTAACATCACAGACCCGGCCGGAACCGCTATATCAAGCGTTACTATCTCCGCCCGTATAAATCAACCAGTAGCTCTAACTACGTCGGTAATAGTCCCGTCTGAGATCAGTGTTCAAACCGACTCCAGCGGTAATTTCTCTCTGACTGTTCAACAGAGTCTTTCAGTAATTTTTACGGTTCAGTATCCCCCTGTAGGGACCGAACCACAACTTGTTTATTCATACACGGGTAACATCCCGGCGGCTACGAGTGCACAGTTTAGTTCTGTGATCGTGGTTGAATAGGAGGTCCCATTCCGGCACTTGTTTATCCTACGGGAAATTTCCAACCTTTCACTAAGATCTTGTCGTCGGAAGTCAACGGCAAGTTCAACGCGATTACTACGCTCTTAAATACCACGGGGCTAGACTCGACTAACGTACAGGTTGGTGGTCTTAATCGTAACCGCCTGACTACGGACACAGCCTACGCGGTCGTAGCCAATGATTCTTTAGGGGTTATGACAGTCGCAACACCTCTAACCAACACGGCAATCTACTATAACTCACTGGGACGGGTTACTGTAGGCGCGTTACCTGCTTTAGCGGGCGGTACAGGACTGCAGTACACCTTAACGTCTCTCGACGCAGCTAAGGTCATTCAAGTCAACTCTTCGGGAACTGCGTTAACTATCGACACGTCCCCACAACCCCCAACACTAAAAGTCTACTCGTACTACCGTTTTACATAAGGAGAATTCATGGCAACGTCCCCAATTTTTGCAGGCACACCTAAATTTGCTAATCTGGTCGTCAATAACGCAAACGGAGGAGATCCAGCTTACACCAACCCTACCACTATCGCGACTCTTCTAACAGTCGGATCCACTGGTGGGCGTATTGATACTGTCTATTTTGCTCCTGTTGGTACTAACGCCGCTACTTCGATTCGGTTATTCGTAGATAACTCCGGGTCTGGTTCCGGCGGTACTGCTAATCGATTAATCTACGATCAAACCGTTGCCGCTACTACTTCAACGACTGTCGCGGGACTTATTCCTGTAACCTGGGCAGCCGGGCTCGTATTGCCTCCTAGTGCGGTGCTTCGGGCAACGGTAGCTAACACGGCTGTCACTAACGGTATCTGCGTTTCGGTTGAATACGGGGAGTTTTAATGTCTTGGAGTCCAAATAGCGGTTTAGGTATCTCAAAGACCAAACGGCTTACAATTAGATCCATAAAGGCGAATATAAACGGTGTTACTACCAACAACAACGTAGCCGATCTACGGGTTAGCAACCTACTGGCCGGTCAGTGGTATCGTTTGAGTGGGGTTCTCTCTACTCGGGCAGCTAACGGTGAACTAACCTCCATTATCTGTAATGACGGTGTGTTCGCAACGGGCGTGGCTAAGGTCATATTTGAGTATCGCGCTAACTTCAATACCGGCGTTTCTACGGGCGACTCTACAGTGAACCTAAACATCATTTTTAAGTGCACGACGGGAATGCTCACATGGCAAATCAGCACGGGCGGGTCGAGTGCGACAGTATACGCAGTAGATCCTACGACCTGGACTCCTCAAAACAGGTTGGGCGGTACGGGCGGCGGTACTTGGATTTGTGTAGAGCCATTAAACGACGAGTACGAGTACGAATACTCGATGAGTTAATATGTACGCAGAGTATATCAGAGAGCGCGAAGGGAAAGAGATTCTAGAGCATGAACATGGGTTCACGATATACGGCTACAACTGTCTTGCTGGGGTGGATTTCCCTCACGTTTATATCCAAGACAACTATGTCCGCCCAGAACACCGTAAAAAGGGTGTGGCTAGGGAAATGGCGGATCGAATTGCAGAGCAAGCCAAGGCTCTCGGTATCAAGGTTATGCTTGGTAGTGTGGACACACAAACCAGAGGAGCGGACGCTTCTCTCAAAGTTTTAATTGCGTACGGTATGAGTCTCTACACAGTCAACGGAAATATGATTTATATGCAGAAAGAGTTAAAATAATGGGTAAGGCGGTAAGTGGGTTAGTTAGTAGTCCTGGTAAAGCCCTAGGCGCTGTAGCGGGGTCTCTGTCACCTATCGGACTTGCCGGTGGGGTGTTAGGAAGTATCGCGGGCGGTAAGGTTGTAGATCCTATCCTACATAAACTCGGTATCGGTGGAGACGGTGAGCAGGGTGAATATTTCAAACCTGCGTCTAACCAACAAGAAGTCTATAACGCTTTCGCTAACGACTACGATAATCAAATGGGTCTAGCGGACAAAGGAGTACAGACCGGCGCGCTAAGCCGAGACGTGTACGGTGCGGGCGGGCTTCAGTCCCAGTTAGCGGCTGAAGGTAAGACGCTTGCGGATACTGGATTCGGTCTCACTCAAGGTGATCGAGAAGCTTACGGCCAAACGTCGGGTGACATTTCCCGGATGTTCGGTCAACAAGAAAACCAAACCGCGCAATCTTTAAATCGTCGGGGTTTAGGCGGGGCGTCGTCCGGTGCGGCGGGTGCGGCGTTTTCAGGCCTGTCGGGTAGTAAGAACGAAATGCTCGCTAAAGCGCAGACGGATATCGCACAGAAACGTATGGCGGATACGCAACAACGTTTACTTCAAAACCGTACTCTACAAGGTCAACTAGCTACGCAGGGCACGTCTATGGCCAATGACAGGTACTCAACTAAAGCGGACTCTCTTTTGAAAGCGTCACAGGTTGAGAAGGGCTTAAACGCGCAAGGCAGCGAAGCACTTGCGGCTAAGAAAGCGGCATATAAACCGGGACTCTTGGAATCTATCGGTAGTGGATTACAGTCTGGTATCACACAAACCGCTACGGCCGCTCCTGGTATGGCGATGAAAGGTTTATTCGTATAATATGGGATTACTAAACGGACTAAATTCAGGTCAACTAAACGACATCCTAAAAGCCAACGCTACCGCGTCTACGGACCAGATAACGGCCGCGCAGAAACGTGCACAAGACGATAAGCTATTAAAGACAAAAGGTGAGCAGGATCTAGCCCAGGGGCTCCAAAGCGGAGATCTAGCACTGCGTAACCTCCTACAAGGTAAAACTGCCGACCAAACCATACAACAAGCTAAGTACGCTAAGGAGCTTGAAACCGCTCAGGCGCTACGTGGGCAATATGGTTCGGATGTTAACGTGGACGCGGGCGATGTCAAGATCGGTGCCAGAGACCCTCTTAGAGACCTTCTAAAGAAGCGTGAGCTTTCCCAACCTCTTCTAACTAAGGGTCAAGAGGCGGCTGACACCGCGTTTGGTAAAGAATACGCGGATTTCAACGCCGGTGGGGGTAGTGAGTCAGCTAAGAAGAGTATCGGTCTTTTAGAGAGCGCTCAAAACCAGCTTAAGGCCCGTGGCAACGAGGCGCCTAACTTCTTTGAACGTGCTGTGCAATACGGACCTGATAGTGTTCGGGCAGCCCTTACTCCGGATATCAAAGCGCAAGAGGACCAAGTTAGAACCGCTATCCAAAGTTCTCTAAGACAGACCCTGGGTGCCCAGTTTACGGAAAAAGAAGGCGAACAACTAATGCGGCGTGCGTATGACCCGAGGTTATCCGCGCAACAAAACCTCGCTAAGTTAGCGCCGGAAATCGACGCCCTGAAAGCCCAAATAGCAAGAAAAATGCAATCGGCGCAACAATTCGAGCGAACCGGTTCTCTAGTGGGTCTCGGCGCGGCGGGTGCGCAACCTAGTTCGCCGCAAGCGGTACGTAAACAATACAGCCCGTCTAGAAATAAGACTAAGATTACGTACTCCGATGGACGAGAGGAAATCGTAGATGGCCGACAATAGAGACGACTGGCAAGACGTAGGTCACGACGATTGGGAGGACTTAGGTCAAGCTCCGGTCGCCGCGGCGACCAATCCTAACCCCCAGGCCCCTAAGATCCCTACTCCTCTAAGTGAGGCTGGCAAGCGTCAGTTTATGGTTGACCGTATGCACCAGAATCTGAACGACATGGGGTACAACCGCGAAGGTACGGAAAGGGCTCTACAGGGTCGCGCGTCTATGATGGCGTTTCCTGCCGGGGGTGTTCTTAACACCGCTGCTAAGCGGATTGCAGGTAACTCAGCCCTAGGGGCTGCTATGAACCCGGAAAATCGCACGGCGGGCGCTGTTACAGGCGGTATTGCGGGGGTCGCGGGTGAGGGTATAGCTAAACTTATCGGAGCGGTTCGAGGCGGCGCAGGGCGCTTAAAAGACGCTGTAAAGTATGGTAAGGATCCAGTTGCTGCGCAAGACGCGGCTATTGGGGCTATCGATAAAGCACATAGCGGCCTTAAAGAATCCTACCAAAGTCAAATTGAGCCTAAATTAGCGCAAATGAAATATAAAATTGACCCAAGGAGGTTTCAAGGCACAGTCCCTGAAGCTGACGACGTTATTAGTGCGGCTCGTTCTGAAAGAACTTA